GGCTTGTAGTGCTGCACCCAATCGAACTTACCAATCTTAGGTACGTTGTGTTTGATATTATCTTTGATGTGGTCTTGTGGCATTGAGTCTTTGGGCTTAACAAGAATAGGAACACGAGTAAGTTCTTTAGGAATAGGCTTAACATCTTCCTTAATTACAACTGCAAGGTGTACGTTACCACCAAGAGCCATACCATCCTGTGATGGAAGAACCTTTTTGCTTCTGTCCTTAATCTCTTCGATTGTTTTGATGATGCCTTTGTGTTCCTCTGGCATCTCCTTACCCTTGTCTACCGTATAGAAGTCGTCGAAGACAACAACATCTACATCACGAAGGAAGCCGTAATCATTCTGTACAGTTTCGTATGAATGACCGCCATCAATGAAAGCAAAGTCAACCTTATCAAAGCTAACCTCTTCCATTGTTTCGTTTGTGTTACCTGCATACAGGTTCCAGCTAAATGTCTTGCCATTCTCCAACATCTTCTGTGAGAACTCGTCAAGTCTTTTGTTAACTGCATCTACTGCATTGTGTCCTTTGATGTTAAGCTCAAGCTTATCCGTCTCGTCAGTAGCTTGCTCAAACAAATCAAAGCCCATGTAGTGTACTTCATCTACGTTGTCGAAGGCAGCAAGAGCCATCTCAATGGCACGACCACCGTTCCATGTACCTGTCTCTGCAATGATAAAGACATCCTTATCTTTTGAGTAGTGACGAACCATAGTGGCCAGCTGCTTGTAACGGCCTGGCCCTGTAACGTCATGTGATACCTTGTATGTCTTTTCTTTTACAGCGGCAACATCAAACTTCAAGTTGCCCTTGTTGTGTACAAAGTATTCGTCAAGCATACAGTTATCAAACACAGACAAGCCACGTACACCCTCTGACAGGTTGCGTACTTTGGCTCCATGTGCTTCGTAAATCTTAAGTAGGCGTGTAAATATAAATGCGTCAGTCCATTCACGATAACCAAACACTTCATCAGTATCATATGCACCACGTAAATCAACAAGCAGTGAGCAAGCATTGTGATAGCCCATGTTGAAAGCAATGAATCCTGTCTCACTGTAGTCAATGTCAATGCGACCAAGGTGTACAATGTCTACTTCTGGCAACATAATCTTAGCGGCATCTTCTGCCTTAAACATCTTCTTAGTAATGGTGTCGGCATCAAGCCATACAAGCCAGTCGGTATACTCTTCGTCAAGTAAAGTAAACATTGCATCAGACAGTGCGTATACTTTGTGGCAAAAGCGAAGCGCATCCATGCGATAATTGTATGGTGCTTCTGCAAAGTTACCATTCTTATCTTTGTTACGCTCAATAAAATCTGTACGTGCTTGGATGTCCTCAAGGAAACGATACGTAATAAACTCAGCCTGTGGTAACTGCTGAGCTTCTTCAACGCTGTAGTCTTCTAGGTATACAAGAAGCTTGAAGTCATCTGGCTTCCACTTATCCATCACAGCGTCAAGCATCATACGTGCATAGACATCCTCGTGTTTCTTATGAAAGCTTGTTACAAAGGTATATGTCATTACATGTTCTCCAGTATTAGTTGTGTTGTTATTTCTGCTTCTGCTTGTTCCCACTCCTCAACATACGCTTCTTCAATGGCACGGCTTGGCTTCCAGTTAGTGAACCACGGCCCACCTGTAGTGAAGTGTACGTTCTTTGCTTCAAGCTGTGGGTCAGAGAAACCATCAAGCCAGTTCCACTCAGGATGGATAGCACCAATCTCGCTATCGTCTAGCCAGCTAAAGGAATGGAGCCACCCACCAGACTTGAGATTAACATCGTCTACTGTAAGCTTTAGGTTAGATGGGTGACTGCAATTAAATAACATAAAGCTAGACCAATTCTTTCGGCGGTATCTCGTTTGAGCCACACCGTCCATCTTAACAGATGCTTCTGGTTCGTAGTTATGTTGTACGCATTGCACTGCATACTGTGTGTTCTTACCATACACCTCAAAGATACCTGCAATGTCTGCACGTACAAACATGTCGGCATCCATAAACAAGGCTAAGCCATCGTACTGATTGATGGCAGGTACTAAGAAGCGGGTGAAGGTAAAGTCTGTGCTGAAGGGGCGACCATCAAACACATCATATCTTTGGTTGGGTTCGTGTAGAAAGACACGAGAAGCTCTGCGATACAAGCCGTTGCGGCGTAGGGCAGGCTCCATCAGTGGGATGATGTCGTATTCTTTATTGTATCTACGAATAGAATGTGCCAGAACTTCTAAAGCTCTGTGGTCACGGTCATCATAGCCAATATAAATTACGGGTCTTTTAATCATCTGACTCTATGGTTTCTTCGATATAACCTTGAGCATCAATCTGAGCTTGTGCTTTAGATTTAATGTCATTAATTAAACCAAGAGAAGCTTTTGCTGGAAGCTCACCAAGTGCTGTAAGAACTATATTAATTTCTTGTTCTGTAAATTCAAAAGTAAAATTCATTTCATATCTCCAAATAAGTAATGGTGGTGAGCTAAGAGGGATTGAGAGAGAAAGGAGGTTTAGCCCACCACCATATATATTATAGTAAATTATTTAGTTAATGTCAAGAAGTTTTTTACTTATGCCACATACCTTTCAGTCTTTGTTTTGCTGCAAGGTTTGCTGCTTTTTTTTCTTCGTGCGTCATAGCTTGCCAGTTCTCTAGGTCACGTGATGTGCGTCCACAGTGGATGCATGTATCATGTAGGTTAGACAACTCGCAGCTTTCTACGGTGGTGTCAGCGCTGGCCTTACAGGGGCTTTTCATATCGTGCCTCCAGCTGGTCATACCCACCAAGGTAGCGTCCGTTTATATTTATCTGAGGAACTGTTCGTTTGTTTGGAAACATCTTTTTAAATTCCTCAATGGTAATGTCCTGCTTGACGGTGAAGTATCTGTGGGGGAGCTTCTTATCCTCACATAACTTCACCGCCTTCTCGCAATGGACACAGTTAGGCTGTCCATAAATTTCAATCATGTATCTCTCCTATGTTAAGTCAACAACTTCACAAGAGTCGCCGCTACAAGCCATTGTCTGTGAGCCTGCTGTGTTGTCTTCCTTTTCGTACTCAGATAGAGCCATCCAATCAATACGTGCTGGCATCTTAGCGAGGGCTTCTTTGTATGTGTCCTCGTCACAGTCTTGGTACGGTGCTTGTGCATAGGTGTGGTCACTGTGTGGCAGGAACGATACACCAGAACAGATGTCAAAGTTTTCGTATACCCATGCCCCAACCTTTAGCCACTCCTCATCACGAACTGTGATAGTAACTGATGGCTTATGCTCACACCACTCTAGTGCATACATCTTCCACAACTCCAGCTGTTCGATAGCAGTCATGTCGTTACGTGTCACTGCACCTTCTGGTGATTTGACAGGGAAGCTAAACACTGTAGTGCTGTCAGGCTTCATAACGCATGACTCAGATGGAATACCAGAGTCCGTTAGGAACTGCGTGAGAGGGTCTTTGTTATCGCCACGTACAGTGCGGATATAGTATTCGCTGTGACGAGCATGAATGCCAGAGGCGGAATCAACAAGCTGTGATACAGTACCCGAAGGCTTGACGCAAGTGATGGCCGCAGATGCAGCAATTCCAAGCTGCTGTGCAAGATGGTCGTTCGTTTGTACAGCAATGTGACGAAGTTTGTTAAGAAGTTTCTTAGATGGGTTGTTAGTGAGTTCATTGTCCATAATACCTGTCAAGCTTACGCCCAACAGCCTTTCATCTTCAGTGTTCTTACGCCAGATAGGACGAAGGTACGGCATATCTGTGTACGTTGATTGAATTGTTCCCAAGATTGTAGCAAGACGAACCTTGTTTGTCAAGGTCTTTTCTGTGTCGGTAGGACGAATCACTACCTCAGTCAAGTTACAGAACTGATAAGGACGCAGGATGATTTCACTGCATGGGTTTGTACCCCACTCCTTGCCAGTCTCACGGCGACCATTACGTGCTACGTGTTTGTCTGCTGCAACACGGCTAAAGATACCACGCTCACCAGACTTAGACTCAACAAGAGACAGCCACTCACGCATGAATGTTTCCATGTCAGGCTTGTCGGTGTAGGCTACAGAGTTGTTAGCCAATGCACGTTGCCCTTCGTTCTCCCACCACTGACCAGACTTAGCATGACGCATACGGTCATCAGACAGGTTAGACAAACTAATCATAGCAGAGCGACGAACACCGCCAACCACTACGACCTCACCAATCTTACACATGATGTCGTGGCACTCAACGCTGTTAAGCTTACGTCCTGCTGCGCCTTTGAACTTGGCTACAACAAACTTAAACAAATCATTCAGTGGCTCAGGGCCAGAGGCACGACCACCAAATGTCTTGAGGCGTTCACCTGCGGCACGAATCTTAGACAGGTCCCACTTCGGTACATCACCTGTGTACAGGCCGCTGATTACTTTACGCAGTGCCTTAGCCCAGCCCTCCTTGCTGTCCTGTACAACGATAAGGTCGTCGCTGTCACGAATGTCAGCAGGAACTTCTGGTAGTTTGCTGATTGACTGACGCTCAACAGAGAAGCCAACGCCAGTACCACACAGCAGGATGAACATAGCTTCATCGAATGCACGTGGGTGGTCAACAGGCAGGTAGCTACAGTTGTATACACATGTGTTATCACGTGCGGCTGCTGGGCCTGCTGTCATCAAGGCTCTCATGCTTGGCATTACTTCCAAGTTAAGGATGGCTTCTTCAATCTCGTTGATGTCCTTATCAGACACACCACTTGGGCGTACGATGTTATCAACAAAGCGGCCAACTGTTTCGCCCCATGTTTCTCTGCGCCCTTCCTCATCCAGCCAACGTGCATAGCGTGACGTGGCGATGAATGTTTGGTAGTCCGATGGCAGGTAATTAGTCAATGTATTTTTCTGTTTCATTTATGCGAAGCTCCTCTCCTGTTAATGCTTTCCAGCTGTATTTAAAATCAAATCGTGCGGCAGCTTGGCTAATCAAGTCTGCAATGTATCGTGTCTCTGCCTGTGCTGTCTTGTCGAGCCGTTGATTAACGACACGGGAGAAAGCGTATAGCGACCCAGACCAATACCATTCTGTGTACATGTTCTGTGGTAGTACCATACGTGCCATCTCAGGAGCAATACCTACATCAAGCATACGCTCATACTCTGCAATAGCGGAGCGTGTGAACGAGCCGATGTGGTAGTCTATAGTATCCTCTGAGCTACCCTGCTTTACGTTGTCTGCTTTCTTACGCCATGTGGTAGGCGTATAGAACTTGGGTGTATAGTCCACATAGCGGCGGCTGACCTCATTCCAGGCCAACCCCACTTGGTGTTTCACCAGCTGTCGTGCGACAAAGAGGGGAGCTTCAATACGAAACTGTAAGAAGCAGTGTGAGAAGGGCGACCAATGACCATGTGAAGCTAAGTATTTGATAAGCTTTTGGTCTGCCTCTGAGAGGTCTTGAAGGTTGCCGTTCTGTACTCGTTGTGATTCCTTGTTAAAAGAAACACGAGCAGCGTTAACTACTGTTATGTCGCTGCCCATATGGTCGATTAGTGTTACTTGCATTGTGCCAAGTCTCCTATTATACTACACGTTTTCTACAGAAGCAATAAGCTTTTCGAGATACCACTGTGCTTTTTTCAAGTCTTCCACAGGCTTGCCCTTGTACTTGTAACGCCACATGTATTTCATGCAGTTACCCTTGAGATACCCTTGGTATTCCTCGTCTGACATGCTGGCCTCAATGGCCTTGATTGCTTCCACGCCCTTAGTATTGTAGTGCGCTGGCTTGTTCACAGGGTCGCTAGGCTCCTCGAAGTAACCGAACTTAGTGTCCAAGGATTGCGTTGATTCTCTTTCTGACATAATCTATTTCTCCTGTCTGTAATACTTTGTAAGCAAA